GAGAGAATCTAACTAAAGTTTCTCCATCGGGTAGGTGTTCAAAAGTAACGCCATAATCTCTTAATGAGACTTGAATAGGCTCATACTTATCTTTAAGGAATCCATTTATTTCCCTTTTAGAATAGCCAGCCTTAAGCCAGCTAATGATTTGAAATTGTGTTCTTCTAAGCCACTTAGCATTAAGCCAACAGGCAATAGCCCAGAAGGTTAAGAAGCCTAAACATACAAGCTTTAGCATCATTCTTATCACCTTACTATCTTATCATAATATAATAAAGGGAAAAATGGTGTAAGGGAGAATCTCACTCCCTTCGTTGTTATTCACTTCTAACAAGACTAATCTCCCCGTCTCTCTCAATTATGTGAATCTTAGCATTCTCTGGGAATGCACCTAGGAGCTTAGCACGCCGTACATAATAGCGTACGGCGTAGATACTAGCTCCGCTTATCGGTATTCTCTGGTTTGGCTGAATGGTGTGTAACGCTTTCACGAAGTTCTTGTAGTCTTGAGACAATCCACGTCCAAATCTCTTAGGTTTCCATTTCTCCGCTTCTTTCCCAGTCAAATCTATTGGTTCACCTATTTTCATTCATTACACCTCCTTTCTGTTTTGCACCTGTGATTAGGTGCTCTTGAGGTAGTAATAAGTGATGCTAATGAGAATGTTCCGAAGAGTTCAAACTTAAGTCTCGCCAGCTCTAAGCATCTTTTCCTCTCGGTCTTAGGGTCTAAATGGGTTTCTACTATTCTGTATATTCTTATCTCTCCATTCTCGTATTGATTCCTGAATTTCAAGAAGCCTTCCTTGTCCTCTTCTTCCCAATAGACGTAGTTATCTCTTACTAGAGATGGATACTTAGGTGGCTTGTAGTTTCTTAGGTCGTTAAGTTCTCTTAGTTTCTCTATGTCTTCTTTACTCAATCTTCCCTTTTCTCTCTCTCGTTGTAGGTGTTTCTGTAATTCATCGCTTAGTTCTATTACAACTAGAGGGTTTAGATGATGCACTTGAATAAGATGCTTTTCCACGTTTTGCCCCCTTGAGTCAAAAATAGTAGAACACTTAAGGCACTCAATCCTATTATCACTCACTACTACTAAGTTCTCTTTCCATTCCTCTAACAGTTCTCTCAAATTCTCACCCTCATTAGAGGGGTTGGCGGTATTCAGTTTATAGTCTATATGATAATTTACTAGTTTAGCTTTAGACATTTATCACACCCTTTAATCCAGTTTCCATTATTACATTTAACGTTAACACTCCTAGAGATTGAATTACTCTTATTATAATATAGAAGAAGACTAATAGAAGATGGATTAGTCCATTATCTAGTAGCCTATTATCTAGTAGTCTATTATCTAACACTCTAGACGCTCTTAAAATAAAGAAGGAAAGGAGAAGGTTCGTTGTAGTCATTCTAATCACTTCGCTTTACGTGGGAAGATATGTATTACCTTCCAGTCTTTCATAATCTCGTGTTCCAACACTCGCCATCTCTCCTTGTCTAAAGAAATCTCTCCATCTGGGAAAATGTGAATCCCGTTTAGCCCCTTTTCGTCTTTTACTCTAGGCTTAGCTATTCCCATTCTATTTCTCTCCTATTCTTTCACTCCTTACGCTATTCGCTCTCTCAGGTAGTATATAAATACTTTATGGAGTAGAGTAAAAGTAAGCATCTATCCTATACAAGAGCTAGAAGACACTACTATAATATACTATATCTCTAGGCTTGTCTAAGAGATGAGTTCTCTTATAGAAGCTTCTAGACTCCTTTTCTAGAGTCTATAATAGCCTATTTGATAAATCTCTAGTAGAGTATCATAAATTGGAAATCTAGAAATCCATTTAGAGATTTCATCTCTCTGCGGTAGTCTACATAAAATACCTCTATTACATTACTAGTCTAGACTGAGCGTCTAGATTACTAGAAGTATCTGCATTGCAATTAAAGGGTGGGTAGGGAGTCTACATAGAAGGTCTATTTGCATTACGCTAGAGAAAAGGCTAGATGGAAATGGACTGCTATACCGGAGTTCTCAATTGCTGAATGCTTCTAGCTGAGAACTACTAGGCAAAGAGAGTAGCTAGAAGTACACCTAGAATAGTAATAAAGAGATAGAAGAGCTTGTGGTCTATAGAGCTTAGACTCTTCTTAAGTATACAGAACTCTTTCTTCAACCATGATACATCAGTAGCTAGAGTAGAATAGTGATTGTTAAGTTTAGCTATCTCTTCTCTATTCTTCTCTATAGCCTTCCAGATGTCTCTATGTGTAGGACTCTGAGACATAAGCTCTCCAGACATCCTTTACTCTCTAGTCTTAAAAAGCTTTTAAGGGAAGTAAGAAAGTATTAGAGTAGAGTTCCATGCTCGAACCAAGATGTAGAGTATGTATGTCTAAGCATAGAGCCTACTATGAGAGACTGAAACTAGAGGAGAAGAAGACATATAAAGAACTCAGTAAGCTCTCAGCAGAGCTGGAGTCTAGACCAATAACTGAGCCCTCTTTCTGCAGGCACTTTAAGAGACACGTAGAGGGCGTACTAGAAAGAGAGCTAGAGGCTAGAAAGGATAGACTTAGAGAGTTAGAGAGAAGAGACAGAGAGACTCTAGATATAGTAGAGGACCTTAAGAGGTACTTAAGGATACTAGGTAACATAGTACAGTCCTTCCTAGATAAGAAAGAGAAGCTTTCTCTTAAGGAAGTACATGCTCTAAATGCTGTAATTAAGAACATAAGAGAGACCTCTACTACCTTAGCTAATCTAACTGGAAGATTAAGGATTAGTGCCAAGTCAGAAGATGAGATTAAGCTCTTCAAGAAGGCAATAGATAGAATCTCCCCACAGGCAGCTGAAGAGATACTTCGAGCTATGGACTCTGTGGGGTTGGTTGATGAGAGAGCTAAAGGAGGCACTGTTACAAAAGAGCTATAGAAATAATCTAGTACTATTCTTTAAAAGAGAGCTACATAAGTATCCAGGCTGGGAGTTTGCTATTACTCCACAGTTAGAGAAGTTCTTAAGGTATCAAGAGAGTATAAAGAATGATAAGAGTCTAGTTATAGCTGGTAGAAGAAGTGGTAAGACTATAACAGCAGCTGGACTGGCCCTCTGGTCAGCTACCGTACTAGCGGAGGACCTTAACCATCCTTATCTAGTGGGCATACTTGGAGGAAGTAAGAAGCAGAGTGATTATGTATACGAGTATATCATTAACTTCATAGAGAACTCTGAGTACTTACAAGAGAAAGTAAAAGGTGAGGTGCTAAGAACTAAGGTAGAGTTCGATACTGGAGGTAAGATAGTACCTCTACCAGCTGGTCCTAAGAGTATAAGAGGTCTAGGACCAGACATGTGGATATTTGATGAGGCCTCCTGGATAGATAATGAAATACTTCAGGCTGCTCTACCAGCTCAAGGAGCCTCACCTTATCCTAGAACTATCTTCTTATCTACACCAGACATCAGACATCTAGACTGTCTCTTTCTAGAGATATGGAGAGATGCCAGTAGGCTGGGCTATAAGGTCTTTGAGTGGACCTCTCTAGACGTACCATGGACTAACAAAGAGAAGATAAGAGAGGACAGACAAGAGATGAGTGAAATAGAGTGGAAGGCGGAGTACCTAGCTAAACCAGCCTTTCTCTTAGAGACTACTATACCAACAGAGCAGTTAAAGAGAAGTATTATAGAAAAGGCTAGTCTAGACCCAGAGTTACCTCTAATAGCTGGCTATGACCCCGGAGAAAGAAACCAGGCCTTTGTAATCACTCAGAGACAGAACAATATTACCTACGTTCTATGGTCTAAAGAGTGGAAGAACCAGAGTCTAAAAGCAGTGCTAGATGAGATAGTGGATGTAGCTTTGAATAGATATGAAGTAGATACTGTCTTCGCTGATGCAAGTCATCCTGGACTCATAGAGAAGTTAATAGAAGCAGGGCTACATGTTAGACCTATACATATTACTAAAGACAAGAAGCCTCTGCTAGTAGATAATCTAAGATGGAGGTTTGAGAGAGGTACTGTAAAGATACCTAGAGAGAACGAGAAGCTAATTCTAGAACTCTCTTACTATGCACCAGGTACTAGGAAGGATGACCATCTAGTAGATAGTTTAGCGCTAGCACTAGAAGGAGAGAAGACGCTTAGACCTGTCTCTTCCTCTAGAGAACTGCCAGTAGCCTTTCAGACTAGAGGTACTAAGAGAACTCATTCTCTAGACTCGCTTAGACTAGGTGGTTTACTATGAGTGCACCAGATAGACATGAGAAAGTAGTCAGAGTACTTAAGAAGCATGTAGGAGAGTGGATGTCAGCTAGAGAACTACTAGTAGAACTGGTTAAAGAGTTTAATGGTAGAGTACCTTTCTCCTCTGCTAGAAGTCTAGCTCTCTACCTTAAGAGATTCTGCTTTGTAAGAAGGAATAAGAAGTATTTAATAGACTTAGAGAAGATAAAGATAAGAGAGCAGAAGACTAGAGAGTGGAAAGAAGTCTTTAAGAGAAGGTAGATAAGATGAACTGGAAAGAGAGACTAGGTAAGCTATGGTCTGCTGCTAGAAGAGTAGTACCTTCTAGATTAAGAAGTACTGGAGGACTGGCTAGAGAAGAGCTAGCTATAGCCTATACTAGTAGAAGAGCTAAGATAACAGGTGAGGCACCAGCTAAGAAAGATAGAAGATGGCTAGAGAAGTTCTACTACTTTGAACCTCTACTCTTCGCTGGAGTAAACTACTATGTACATCAGGTAGTAGGACCAGGCTTTGTGATAGAAGGTAGAGACGAGAGAAGTGTTAGACTAGTGAAGGACTTTGTAGAGAGAGTAGACCTACAGGCTCTTCTAGAAGGAGTACAGCTAGATTTAGGTATCTTTGGTAACTGCCTCAGTCCAGATACTTTAGTTGTAACCAACTCTGGCTTTAAGCCTATTTCTCAAATTGAGGTGGGTACAAAAGTTCTGACTTTAGATGGGAGCTTTAAGACAGTGACCAACAAAGCCGTGAGACACTTTGAAGGAGAATTATTAGAGATTGTACCCTGTGGCTTTTCTGCCTATCCTCTTCGGGTTACGGGTAATCATTACCTTCCGGTAATTTCAAGAGAGAAAGCTAGAAGCTATAGAAACCGAAGGAGTTTGAGTAAACAACGCTCAAGACAATATTTAACAGGCCCAATCTACGAGGAATCTGAAATAGAATGGAAGCCTGCTAGCCGTCTTGTAACGGGTGACCTACTTTTCTATCCCATAAGTCGAGATATCTCTTCTCCAAAATGGATTAAATTCTATGACTGGACTAAGAGAGCAACATCTAACTCTAGGCACAAATCTCTAGATAATCTAGATAAGATTCCCCTGAACGAAGATTTCCTAAGGTTGGCTGGTCTTTACCTAGCTGAAGGAAGTGCTCCCGAAAGAGGCTGTCAGATGTCATTTGCTCTCAACATCAAAGAGATAGAATTAGAAAACACCATTCGAGAAGCTATCAAGAAACTCTTTAGCCCAGAGATAAAAGTTAGCACTTGTCTTTACCCCAAGTCTCATGTAAGGACAGTAGTCGTTAATTCCAGAGTAGTCAAAGAATTTTTCGCTTCTAATTTCGGAAGAAGAGCCTCAGAAAAGAGATTACCTAGTTACATCCTAAATCTCCCTACCTCGAAACAGAGAATTCTCTTTGACTTCTACCTCAGAGGAGATGGTCATTTTATAAAAGATAAGAATAGGTGGAGAGTAGAAACAAAATCAGAAACTTTAGCACTGCAACTTAGGACTATCTGCTTCAGGTTGGGGGTTAAGCCCTGCCTTTACAAGTCTAGAGGAATGTTCATCCTAGATTTTAGCCTGAACACAGTTTTCGATTCTGGTTTCTTAGATAAGCGCTTCTGTCTCAGTCCTATAAGGAAGATTAGAAAAATACCATATAAGGGCCCTGTTTTTGACCTCTCAGTGGAAGGTAATCACACTTTTACCACTGCAACTTGTGTGGTTCATAACAGCTTCCTGGAGAAGATAAGAGATAGAGAAGGGAAGCTAGTAGGACTGGGTAGAATAGACGCTAAGTCTATGTCCTATATTTTAGATAAGGAGGGTAAAGTACTAGTAGATAGTTTAGGGTTACCTTTAGGTTACATCCAAGAGGTTAGTACTTACTACGACGAAGAGAGCTTTAAGAAGATAGTCTCTAAGAGAGGAGTAGACCCTTCTGATGCTGACTATACTGGAGGAGTACCTTTCGATAGAGATGAGATAGTACACTTTAAGCTCTATACTCTCTCTGATACACAGATGGGAATAGGTCTAGTAGAGCCTCTCTTCGATGTAACTAGACTAAAGATGGAAGCAGAGGAGGCTCTAGGAAGAGGTATACAGAGAGCTGGACAGCCTCTAATAGTTGCACATATAGGAGCACCAGAAGGACCTCCAGAAGCTACTGATACCAGTCCAGAGAAGATAAAGGCCTTTAATGAGACTATAATGAAGAACCTAGATGAGCTTAAGAATATTACTCTACCCTATTACTATGATATAGAGTACAAGGAACCTAAAGAGCTGGACCAGCTTAGAGAGTACCTAGACTACTTCAGTTCTCTTATAGCATCTGGACTAGGATTACCTCAATCAGTTCTACTATCGGGTAGAGGAGTAGCTTCTAAGCCCGCACAGTTACAGGCAGATAGTGTAAGAAGTACTATCAAGGCCTTCCAGAGAAACATAGCTAGAACTGTAGAGAAAGACATCTTTAGACCTCTAGTACAGGAGGCTGGTCTAGAAGAAGTACCTAAGCTTAGATTCAAGTCCACCTCTCCTTCAGAGCTTAATAGTACGGTAGAAAGACTGACTGCTATGGCCAGAGCTGGTCTAATTACTCCAGACAAGAAACTAGAGGAGTGGTATAGAAGTATAGAGGGAGTACCAGAGATAGGTCTAGAAGACGAAGAGAGTAGTAGAAGAAGAGAGGTCTATAGAAGAAAGAAATGGTCTGATAGTAAGAGAGCTATAAGAGAGATAGACAAGAGTTTAAAAGAATAGAGTAAGTAAGGATAAGAGGAGATAGCTATGACTAATTTAGAAACTAGAGCAAGACTGGAAGCTAGTCTAGGTCTAGAACTTAGAGACAAGAAAGGTAATCTTAAAGAGAAGAGACTCTATCCTTCTAAGAGTACTAAGGTAAGTGGAGAGTCTGAGATGATACTAGTAGACGAGAAGGGAGAGATTATAGCTAGTAACGTGGCTCCTAACTTAATTACCGATGCTGGCTTTGACTTTCTATGTGATGTAGCAGGTAACCCTACACAACCTGCACCCATGGGCTATATAGCTATAGGAACAGGTACTACTGCTCCTTCAGCTAGTGATACTGGTTTAGAAAATGAAGTACTTAGAGAGGCTGCTACCTACTCTCATACTACTGGTACTAAAGTTTGGAAGCTAGAAGCTACCTTTAACTTTACGACCAACTATGCTATAACAGAGTCTGGCTGTCTGAATGCAGCTACAGGTGGCACTCTTTTGAACAGACAGACCTTTGCTGCACTTAACGTAGCAAGTGGTGACTCTCTAAAAGTTACATGGCAGTTCACTCTCTCCTAGTAAGATAGACTCAAAGAGGTGTTCTATTGCCTAGAGGTAGAAGAGGACTTACTCTTAGACACTTAAGGAGAACAGATGAAGATGATATTCTAGAAGTAGAAGAGATTACTCAGTATGGAGGTATCTTCTATAGAAGAAAGGGAGTACACGATAGAAGAACTAAGAAGGATAAGTGGCTTACTGGATGGAGGAAGATTAGAAGAGAGAAGAGAGAAGGTGTCTCTTCTAAGAAAAGTTAATAGCTTTGATAGGTAAGAGTGTCTAGTAGATGAGTATGTATATTAAGTTCTATGGTACAAGAGGAGAAGTAGATGAGAGTGATGCTAATCATAGACATAAGTCTGCTACTCTCTACGTCTATAAAGATAAGAAGCTCTTAGTAGACCTTGGTGAGACCTTCTCTACTAGAGACCTTGAAGAGATAGACCCAGACTATATTCTTCTAACTCATGGACACCCTGACCACATAGGAGGCTTGTCGAAGGGTACTAGCAAACCAGTCTATCTAACTAGAGAGACTCTAGAGCATCTAGATAAGGCTCTACTAGAAGATATTACACTCTTTAAAAGAGATGATAGCTTTAGAATAGGTCCATTTAGAATAACCAGCTATGCTACAGAACACTCTACTAAGGCACCTTCTAGTGCCTTTAAGATAAGAGCTGGAGAGACTACTATCTTTCACTCTAGTGATATAATAACTCTAGAGAAGAACTCTAAGAGACTAAGAGAGATACTGAAGGATGTAGACATCTATGTAGGTGATGGGTCTAGTCTAAAGAAAGGACTAGTCAGAACTATAGATAACGATAGAGTCGGTCACTCTAGTATCCAAACACAAGTTGGCTGGTGTAGTGATGCTGGAGTTCCTTATGCTATCTTTACTCATTGGGGCACTGAGGCTATAGAGATGGATGAGAGAAAGCTAGAGAGTCTAGTAGCAGAAATAGGAGCAGAGAAAGGTATAGTAGCAGAAGTAGCAAAAGATGGACTCACGATAGATACTAAGTTAAAGAGTGAGTTAGTTGAGGCTCCAATAAAAGACCCAGAAAAGTATCATAGAGAAGCTAGAGATGACCAGGTTAGAGATGACTTCAGAATAGTCTGTGCATGGTACTCTACTTATAGAAACCCTAAGAAGAGGATTAAGTTTAGCTTAGATACTATCGTTAAGACTGGAGTAATCATTCTAAAGGAACTAGCTAGAAGGAAGCTAAAGAATCCTAATATAATTACTTTGCATCCAGAAAGAATGAAAGAGATTACTAGGGAGTTCTATGAGAAGTACTTAAAACCTAGACTAAAAGAGAGTGAGTGGAAGCTATTAGAAACTGAGCCGGAGGCTCTAGAGAGAGAGTTAGTAGTTAAGAGTACTGAAGTGCCTCAAGAAGTACCTATAGCTACAGAGAAAGCTAAGGATGGTCTCTATCTAGTACCCCCGCATGGATATCTCATTTGGACTGGAGAGAAGACTGCTATCGTGAAAGGAAAGCCTCTACCAGAGAAGTACATAGGAGTGTCTCTCTATCTACTAGAAGGAGATAAGGTCTATGGAGTAATTAAGCTCTCTGCTCCTACTCCTATTGACTTACAGGAGTTTAGAGAGAGAGTAGACGAGCATAGAGTTAGTGAGAGCGAGAAAGAAAGGTGGTGGCCTGGTAAGAGAACACTCTTTCTTTATAGAGTTAATATAGTAGAGAAGTTTGAAAAGCCTAGAAGATATAGGAGAAAGAGAGGTGTACAAGTGATACAGAAAGACATAGAACTACTAGAGAAAGAGACTAGGCTCAAGAAGATGGTCATAGCTACTGATGAAGAAGGTAAGATGATAGCACCTAGATTTGGACAAGCAGCTAAGTTTGCTCTAGTAGAAGAGTGGAGAATAGTAGACTGGCTAGAGAACAACTATTCTACTGGAATAGAAGCAGTAGAAGCACTCAAGAGAGAGTTTCTAAATGACGTGGGACCTCAAGAGAGTGAAGTAATAGCGGGTGCCTTTGGAGAGAAGGTAAGGAGAAGACTAGAGGAGTATTCTATTAAGTACGATACAGCTAGAGGACCAGTAGAGTCCTACTTGAATAGACTAAGAGACAAGTATCCAGAGCTACTAGAGAAGATAGAACTACCTAGTAAAGAAGAGATAGATAGCTTTCTAACTGACTTTCAGATTAGGAGTCTAGATGATAAGAAACTACTGGCCTATCTAAGACTACTCTATGAATGGGATAGAGAAAGAGGAAGTACTAATAGAGAAGAGAGAGCTAAGAATCACGCTCTAGTAGTAGATGAGATTAAGAGAAGAGGTCTAGAGTGGAAGTACAATCCTAGGTCAGCACTAGATAGAGCTAGTCTAAAATATCAACAAGAGTATCCAGAGCCCTGGCCTGAAGAGCTAGAGGAGAGAAGTATAGAACTAAAGGAAGTGCTAGAGGCTCTACCGGAGAGACTAGATATAGATAAGGACCCTCCTCAGATATGGCTAGTAGGTAGCATAGTAAATAGAGGTGTATGTCTACCAGGACACGACATTGACATATTGGTTAAGCAACACTATCCAGACTGGAGAATACCCTTCAAGCTAAAGGAGGAAGTAGCTAAGAAGAGTCCTCTAATAGCTAGAAAGTTACATGTCTTCTTTGACCCTGAAGGTCCATTAGTGGGCAGAGCTATGGCAATCTACAGACTTAGCTTTAAGAAGATAGCTAGGGAAGAGCAGAAGCTTGCTAAGATAAACTGGGGTAAGCCACTAGGCTTTATGAAGCCTAAGAAGACGGTAGAGTTCATACATAGGTTTGAAGGTGAAGGAGGCGTCTGGGAAGGATGGGCTAAAGAGAGAATAGATAAGGGTATAATAGTAGAGCCTAAGCTAGATGGACTTGCTATAGAGATACAGAAGAGAGGTGATAGAGTCTACTTTATAACAGAGGATACTGAACAAGATAGAGCTCCCTATATGCCTAACTGTTCTAAAGACGCTCTTAGAGCTATAAAGGCTAGAGAGTTTATAGGTCATGCTGAGCTAGTAGAGTTTAAAGACAAGTCCTTTACTGAACCTAAGCTTAGAAGAGAGATGATTAGATTTGCCACTGGTAAAGAGGTACAAGACGATAGTCTAGTAAAGTTCTACGTATGGGACATTCTCTATCTAGACGGTAAAGAACTATGGAATCTACCCTGGACAGAGAGAAGAAAGTACCTAGAGAAGGCTATACCCAGAGAGACTGAACACTTCAAGGTAGTAGACTATTCTATAGCTAGAAGTAAAGACGAACTTAAGAGACTAATCTTTAAGTACGCTACTCTACCTGAATCAGAAGGTGCCATGTTGTATGACCCAGAATGTAAGTACTTGATAGACGGTGTTACTAGAACTAAGGATGTCAGTAAGTACAAGAACCTCAAAGAAATAGATTGCATAGTCTATGATAGACATCAGGTAGTTAGAGAAGGCAAGCCAGTAGGAGTCTATAACTATAAGGTGGCAGTAGGACCAGTACCTAAAGATAGGATTAAAGAGTTCAGTAAGGACGCTCTAGTAGAGATTAAAGGTAAGGTCTATGCTAAGATAGGGACTACCTATAATGAACCTACTAAGCTAGAGAAAGGAGACATAATAACTGTAGCACCAGTAATGGTGACTAAGGAAGTAGATGAGGAAGGTAAGATTAGCTATCACTGGATGTTCCCAGAGACTATAGGACCTAGACCAGGTAAGAAAGAGCCTGATAGTTTAGAGTTCGTAGAGAGAGTAATCAGAGCGGGTAGAAACCCACTTAAGGGAGAGCTTATGCTAGGAGGAGAGAAGCCTATCTTTATATGGCTAGACTGGTGTCCCTATCAGGATGACGAGAGAGTATGCATATTGAAGAGAAGAATGGGTAAGAAGTTTGGTCTAGAGGAAGAGAAGAGTCCAGAAGAGCTAGCACTAGTCTTTAAAGAGTATCTTAGATATCCAATTAGATGTCCTCTAGCCTTCAAATACAAATGCCCTTGGGTGAAACCCTATTACTGGGGTTGGAAAGTAGTAGGGGTGGTCTAGAATGTATATCTTTAAACACATGCTTAGAGACTCTGTTAGAGAGGAGCTAGCTAGAGAGAAGTACGAAACCTATCCTACAGTTAAGAAACCTAAGTTCGTACTACAGCATCACGTCAGAGGAATAGGGTATAGAGAAGATGATAAGATAGAAGTAAGAGAGAAGGGAAAGAGAAAGAAGATAGCTATCAGAGACCTTCTAAAGAACGATAGATGGAAGAACGCAGAGGTCTATGTCCATAACGAGAATCCATTCTCTATGATGAAGCTAGTAGATAGATGGGAGAAGGTGACTAAGATAAGTGAGCTAGGTGAGTTTAGAGTAGTTAAGAAGAGAATACCAGAAGAACATGAAAAGACTCTCTGGGGAGATAGAATAGTCTCTGAGAGAGTAAAGAGAGGACCTGAAGAAGAGGAGCTACAGGAGACATTTAAGCTCTACGACCTTATTACAGAGTCTGCTAGACTAAAGATAGGTAAGTACTTAATAGGACACTCCTATCTAGATGCTTCCTCTCATGGTGACCTAAGATGGCAGATTACTGAAGCTACACTAAACGGACTTACTCTTCTAGACCCAGGTAGACAGGGTGATAAGCCTCTACTCTCCTTTGAACCTGGCATGGGAGGTAAGAAGATACTCTGTGAAGAGAAGGCAGTACAACCATTGGTCTGGTTAACTGTAGGCTCTAAGGGACCAGTAGTAATAGAGCCTGGAGAGGTGGGCAGTACTAAATACTCTCTAGGAGTTATGTACGTAGTAGATAAAGGATGGTACGAGATGGGTGCACTGAAGCCTGGGTTCATAGAGCTATTTCTACATGGAGAGCGTATGAAGGGGAGATGGGTAGCTAGACTAGTTCCTCTACCTCTACTTAGAGAAGGTAAGAGACCTAAGAAGATAAAGAAGCTAGCATGGAACTTCTGGTGTCCTAAAGAACAAGAGCCTTATGCCGTTAGTGCACGAGCCCGTAAGAAAGGATGGGTTCCACCCAAAGGCATTATACCCATACCTAAAGAATGGAGAGAGAAGCATCTAGATAAGTACAATGAATGGCTAAAGTGGGTTAAGAAGAAGTGGGAAGAGCTAGGTGAGATAGAAGAAGAGGAAGTACCTAAGAGAATAGAGTGGAGACTAATTCTAGCTACTTGGAAGGGAGCTGAGATAATTAGGGGCCTACCCAATGAGAGATGGTTCCTACAGATTAAGAGAGGAGATAGAATAGACGAGTGGAAGCTACATGAGAACCCATTCTTTGCTGAGAGTATAGTAGCACTCAAGACTAAGAAAGCTACTCTTAGAGACTGGAAGAGAGAGGGTAAGAGTAGACCTAATACTAGATACAACGAGAGTAAGACACTAGAAGGTGAGATAGTAGAGATAGAGAAGGGAAAAGGGTCTCTCCTAGACTTAACCGAAGAGGACAGAGGAGAGTATATACTAGAACTAGAAGGTAAGGAGTTTGGAGGTATCTTTAGACTAGTACAAGACGAGAAGGGGTCAGAGCTATGGATACTTACTAAGGAAGAGGTAAAGGCACTAGAGCAACTAGAGAAACCTAAGTTCAGCATACAGCGTCACTGGTGGGGAGATGCAGTACACTTCGACCTCTCTATGCAGATACCAGACAAGCCAATAGAAGAAGGATACGAGAAGTGGGCACTAGTAGCTAATCCACTCAAGGCTAGACTAGGAGAGCCTATTAGAGTAGTTAAATATCATATTTGCAAGGACCCTCGCTGGTTCTATCTAGAGGCAGACATTCCTCCAGGTGAAGAGGCACCAGAGTGGCAGAGAGAGGGGAATCCTACTAAGAATCTAGTAGCTCACGTTAGAGTAGAAGATAAAGGTACCTATACTCCAATAGAGAGAACTGATAACTTCAGGTCATTCATACTAGAGGGTAAGAAGATTAGAGGATACTATGTTCTAAGAAGGTTCAACAGTGACTGGTACTTTATCAAAGCCAGACTGCCTAAGACTAGAGGAGAGCTTAGAGAAGGTGAGCCTTGGGATAGAGCACTTTCACCACCTAGAGTAGAGACTAAAGAAGATAGTATTATAGTAACTCTCTATCCTATCAAGTACTTCTCTTCTAGCCTACCAGAAGAGCAGATAGAGAGATATGACCTACCTCCTCTACCTAAGGGTGTAAGTCTAAATCTAGCTAAGTATCCTAGAGAGGGTACAGTACACGGTGTTAGAGTACAATCTATAACTTTCGATAGAGACATCTGGTCAGAAGAGAAGGCTCTAGCCTGGATAAGAGAGAATAGGCTAGACAGATGGCTAGCTTCCTATATTAGAGGCTAATACTTAAAAAGAGTGAACAGATAGAGTGAACTCTAAGGGTGTCTAGATGTCTGATACTATAGAGCAACTAACAGAAGAGCTACTAGCTACTCAGGACAAGCTCTTAGAGTATAAGACTAAGTACGAAGAGCTAGCTCAGTCTCTACCCTATAGAGGTAAGATAGAGACTCTGGAGAAAGAGAGTGATAAAGAGGATACTCTAATAGTAAAAGGTATAGCTCTGAAGCCTGGTAAGTGGAACTTCTACTACTATACTAAAGAAGCACTTAAGAAAGGTGCTAAGACACTCAAAGGAAAGCCTATAGTAGTAGACCACGGTAAGAAAGTAAGAGACATAGTAGGTAAGATTACCGATGCATGGTGGGATGATAGAGAGAATGCAGTACTCTTCAAGGGGGAAATCTATGATAAAGAGATAGCCAGACTGATTAAAGAGGGACTGGTACATTGGACCTCTACTGGTGCTAACTTCGAACCTATAGAGACTTCTCACGGTCCTACTGTTTCTAATCTAGAGTTCTACGAGCTGGCTCTCACTCTAAACCCAGCATTTCATAATGGTATAAAGAAGGTTGAAGAGAATATAAAGATAGAGAGTTCAGTTAATAGAGAGGATAATATGACTAAAGAAGAGCTTGAGGAAGAGAGAAAGGTAGTTCTGCCTATCTCTAGACAGATAGCTGAAGAGAACGACTTAAAGATAATTAAAGAAGAGCTAGAGGGAGACAAAGAACAGGTGCTAGCAGTAGTAGACAAAGAGAGTCTAGAGGAAGAGGAAGAGAGAGGAGAGAAGTACTACTATCCTAAGTACTATAAGAAGTATCCCTACTACAAGTACTATCCTCGCTACAGGCCAAGTCCCTACTACTATAAGTATAGAGGAGTCTACTATCCCTACTACGCTCCCTACTACAAAGAGGGCTATCCCTCTTACTACGAACAGTATCCTTACTACGGGTATCCGTACTATGGAAGACCTTATAAGTACCCATATAGATATAGTGAACAGGATAGTATGAGAGAGAGTATGGAAGTACTAGAAGAGATAATAGCTGCAGTAGATACTAACGAAGAGCTACAGTTCACCTGTCCAGTCTGTGGTAAGAAGTTCGACACCTGGAGAGACTTCTTTGTACACTGGAACAAGGAGCACAGAGAGAAGTACGGACTCTTTAAGAAGAAGTACGGTGAGCTAGAAGAGCTAGAGGCTAAGTCAGAGGAGAAGAAAGAGGGAGAGAGTAAGGAAGAGAAGAAGGTAGAGGAGAAAGAGAGTAAGACAGAGAGTGAAGAGAAGGTAGAAGAGAGTAAGATAATAAAAGAGACCATAGAGAAGCTAGAAAAGAGACAAGAGGAACTCTATAATCTAGTCAAGGAGCTTAAAGAGGGACTAGAGAAGGCAGAAGAGAGTAAAGAGAGTGAGAAAAAAGAGAGTGAAGAGAAAGCAGAGGAGAGAGAAGAGAAGAAAGAAGAGACAGAGACTAAAGAGGAGTCCGAGAGTGCAGAGGAGAAAGGAGAAGAGAAGAGAGTAAAGGAAGAGGAAGTGGTAGAGCCTAAGAGAGAGCTTGACGTTAAGAACAAGAGCTTCGCTGACCTGGTAATTATGAGAGAGCAGCTACGTCAGAAAGAGCTAGGTAATCTCTAAGTAAGAGGTTCTAAAGTAGGGTCTAAGTATGGCTACTAGAAAGGAGCTAGAGGAGCAGATAGAAGAGCTTAAGACTACTATTGCTCTTAAGGAGAGAGAGAATAAGCTTCTAATGGAGAGACTCCTAGAGACAGAGGAGAAACTAGCTAGGCTGGAAAGAAGAAGCTCTAGCTCTGAACTAGTAGCTAGTTCTAATCTAGAGAGAGGAGCTAAGAGAAAGGCTAGAGCAACTTCTGATACTGATTCTACCAGCCACATCTCTACCATAGAACTACTTCAAGAGGGACTTAGAAGAAAGCTCTACTAGACTCTAATATAATATAGTCTATTCTAGGAGAGACTCTTATACTCTAAGAGAGGCTCTCCTTATATCTTTAAAAAGATGGCATACTCACTTTAGGGGTGAGGGTTAATATGAGCAGACAAGAAGAGTTGCAGACTATAGACTCTACAACCTTAGGTGGACTTATAGAGACACGTATAGCAGAAGAGATTAGAGAAGAGGTTAGAGACAAGTTAGTAGCTGACCAGCTCTACGTGGTTAACAGAGAGTTAGTAGGTAAGCCAGCTAATCAACTGGACTTCTATAAGAGAGGAACAGTTGAAGTGAAAGAGATACCTGAGGGAGGTACATTCCCTCAAAGCGAACCCACCTATCAGAAGATTGTCACTATAGGAGTAGCTAAGCAGGGATGTATGGCACAACTCACTCACGAGGCTATTAGAGACGCTAGAGTGGACCTTATAGCAGATACTAGGAGAGAGATAGCAGTAGCACTGGCTAACAGAAAGGACTTTCTGGCATTCAGAGATGGCTTCTTTGGAGGAGAGAAACAGAGTGCAGAAGAGTTTACTGGAGACGGGACTACCAGAGAGTTCACTCTTTCCTACAATCCTATCATAGACCCTTCAGCTAAGGTGGATGGAGAAGAGGTAGAGATAGAGAAGTACGACCCTAGAACTGGTGCTGTTACTCTTAAAGAGGCACCGGCCTCTGATGCTACCGTCTCTATAGAGGCCTACAAGGTGACTGTGCCAGTCGTAGAAACTGCTACTGCGGGTAAGATAACTCTTGCAGACATAGACGGTGCCAGGTCACAGTTGGTAGCTAACAAGGTGTGGCCGGACACTCTGGTACTTAATCAGAAGGATGCACAACAGCTCCTACAGGAGAGTGAGTTTACTGATATAGCGAAGTACGGAGAGATTGCTAGGAGAGCACTCCTGAGAGCGGAGATAGGTAGATACCACGACATACAAACACTGACTTCTACCGTCATACCAGAGGGCCTTGCGGTAGTGATGAAGAGAAAGGATGGAGTAGTCCATCTGGTCAAAGAGGGTATTAGAGTAGAACTTAAAGAGGACCTCGAGACAGACTCTGTTAAAATCTTTGCATCAGAGACTTACGGTAACGGTATAATTGATAAGAACACGGTCTGTGCTATCAGCATAGGTCTCTAAGAATAGAACTCTAGAGTATCTTTACTCTCCACTTACTCTTAGTTGATACTCTAAAAAGGTTAGACGCTATACTCTTAAGAGAGAACTATGAGCTGGACTGATGTAGATACGGTAAGACTACTCTCTAACATAGACTCTACGGAGATTAGTGACGAGCAGCTAAGTGCTATTATAGAGCTTGCAGAGACTATAATCAAGAGAGAACTACCTTCTGACTTCGACTATGAGACTAATCTAGAGCTTCTAAAGATAGCCTCCTCTTACTACTCTGCCTATCTGGCTATGGTGAAGCTTAGAGGTAAGTTACCTATTAGATATACTCTAGGGAGACTCAGAATAGTAGACCCAGTAACTGGTAAGAACTTCTACGAGGAGTATAGAAGATGTCTAGCTCTACTTAGAAGAAACGAGGCTATCAGTAGCGAGATAGAGAGAGACTGGAGGGAGACTCTATTAGCTAAGGAGGAGAGAGGTACCTATGTTAGCTAGAGACATACTGAAGGCACATGGAGAGCTTATAGAGATAGGAAGAGTAGAGAAAGTGAGAGACCCTATTACAGGTGACCTGGTAGATACTATAGTAACTAGAAGTGAGGCGCTAGCACTCTTCGAGTCTCTAAGAGCTGAAGAGAAGGTACTCTTTCCAGGTACGCTTAGAGAGGCTACGGTTAGAGTCTATCTAGAGCCTAGTGTTGAAGTGAAGAGTGATGACCTCTTAATTAGATATCCAGGTACTTCTAGAGAGACTAGATATAAGGTGCTCTCTACAGAGACCTTTAAAGAGTATAAAGAAGTAGAAGCTAAGGAGGTGTAGCTATGCCAGAGAGTGCTCTAGAACCTAGAATTAGAGTATACGGTCAGAGTAGAGTCTTAAGGAAGCTTAGAAAGGGACTACCTCTAGCTACTGAGCTAGCTGGTAGAGGTGCTACTAGAGAGATGGCAGAGAGGCTTAGAAGAAGAGTAGTAGAGAGTGCACCTATTCTCAAAGAGAGAGAGCAGATAGTCACTCATAGAAGAGCTAGGAGAATAGAAGATAGAATGCTAAGACCTGGCTTCTTGAAGGACTCCTTCAGAATAGTACACTATCCAAAGCCAGATGGCTGGGCCTATATGGTAGCTAGTGACTGTCCCTGGGCTGCCTATGTAGAATATGGAGCTAGAGGAATAAGCGTACCTCCTGGTAGACCAGTATTCTTCTGGTCCAGTCTAGAAGGTAGATATAAGGTAATCACTACGGGTATTAAGTCTCACAATATACCTGCACAACCCTACTTCAGACCTGCTATACTCTGGGCTGAGAAGGAGTTCTACGCTACGGTAGGTAGATACTGGAAGAAAGAGATACGTAAATACTTGAAGGGTGGTTAGCTATGCAGAATGTAGGCTACGAGAGAGCTATGAGAATACTTATTACGTTCTTAAGAAATAGAATAGAGGACCCAGCTAAGAGAGGAAGTGATGCTATAGAGACCTTCATAGGTGATGGAGCTACTAGAGAGTTCTTCTTAAGTAATAAGCTTCTGACTAATGTAAAGAGTGTAAAGGTAGATGATAGAGAGCTTATAGAGTTTGTAGACTATGAGACTAAGTACGATAATCCAGTAGAAGAAAGTAGCTATCCCTCTGTAGTTCTAAATGAAGCTCCTAGTAGTGACTCTAATATAATAATCTCTTATCACTGTGGAGAGAGTTGGATATATCAGGCACATCCAAGT